CTGGGTAATCCCAAAGGAGCTAAGAAGGCGACCGCCCAGCTTGTCTCCACGGAAGGGAGCTTGGCGCTCCGACTTGCCGAGAGAACCATAGGTGCCATCAGGCAATAGGTACATAACAGCGTTGTTGGCGAAGGCAGTACCATCCGAGTAGGAGCCTGAGAAGTACAGGGTACCTCCGTGGAACCACAAGGATTCAATATCGAAGCCGATAAGACGCAGAACCTCTGCGCCGTAGCCGGGACCAGCAGCCGTGGTGGGAGTAATCTCCCTGATGATGGCAGCGTTGTTATCCGTGGAGTTGTAGCCGACGTAGACACGCCCGTTACCAGCCACCACAGAAGAGTCAGTAGCTATCTCTCCCCAGTTGTCAATCTCTATCTCTGCGTCCGAAGTCCTGTCAACCTCTTGAACGGTGCCGTCGTAGTGATTCACCCAGTAGACGTTCTCGTTCAGGAGAGCCACTGGCATCTGGTTAGTACCCGAAGCTGTAGCGGCAGCAGCGATGTACGCCACCGTGTCGCCAGCTTGGGTGTACTTGACGAGCCTTGTGCCGTCAGACCACCAAATGAAATCGTCGTCAGCAACAGCACTAGAGCCTTCACACTCGAAGCCTGCCGTGTCACCCTTCTGCGTCCAAGTGTCCGTAGAGATGACGTAGGTGTAAACACGGTCGTAGCCCACGAAGTACAGGTCAGTGCCTGCAGGTGCCCAAGCACCTCCGTAGTTGCCGTTGGTGTCCGTTGGGATTGCCACGGTATCTAGCCGTGGACCGGGACGGACACGCCCCGGACGAGAGAACACATCAACACCAGCCACCAGACCAATCAGTGATTGACCACAGGAGCGTGTCGGGGCGCATCTGGAACTTCTGTCCAGTCTCCCCCTGAACTACCTGAGCGTTGGGTGGGCGCAGCGGCTCACCAGCTCTGATATAGTGCTCACCTTCGGCAGCCTCATCCAGACGGTACTTGACACCATCCAGAGAGATGTGATTTTCAGAATCAATCATCTAGGCTCGCCACCTTTGGGCACGAGTGTAGCGAGTAGACGCACCCTGTAGGTGCCTCATCTCTTCCACAGCTTGCCTAGCAACCTCCGCCCGTACTCGGGTAATGAACTCGAATTGGAACCACCGCCCATCTCGCACCGACTGTCCCGGCTGGACAGTACGATCAGTACGAGCGCCGGGGTCCATAGTACGAGGGGCAATGGTCCGCCCAAGAAGTAGCGAGACAGCGCCAATGACGACAATCTCCTCTAGTTCCGTGGGCAAATCTGTGACGAGCAGATAGGGGTGAGTGTACCTGATGTAGAACGCTTCCGTGTCCTTGACATCATGCCACTCTAAAATCTGTATTTCTGGTATGCCAGTGTTCACCTGTTGTGGGTTGAACGGCAGATACCTCTTGTGGTACTCAGGAGAATCTCCCAAGTAGTAGGCGGATAGCGCCCTAGCGTCGGCGACTGCCAGAGCATGAATGTCTGTAGCCGCAGCACGAGCCTCAGTAGCCTCGCTGACATCATGGAGACCAAGCCCCATGAAAGAGAAAATTGTGGAAGCCACGGCAGTGTCTACCTGCTTCAACGTGAACCGAGCGTTCTTCTTAACCAGAAAGAACTGCTCGGAGGTGCCGGGGTCAGCATCAGTGGTGCCGTTGTACCCCCGGATTACAGTGATGGACGAAGCTGACTGAGTACGAATGAAAACCTGCTCACCCGAAGGCATCTCTAGGACATCTCCAACGGCAAAGTCGTCATACGCATCGGCAGTGGCTTGAGGCCACACGGTAGTTCCCGCATCCATAGCAGTAAGACCCACGAGCTGATCCAATATCCTCTCGTAAGGTCTTTCGGTTTGGTTGCCACCATACAGGTATTCTAGTACCCGCTCTTGTACTGTGGTTGCGGTAAGTGCCATGCGCCTATCTTACTCGATTCTAACGGCTTGTCCCATTATGCCTGTGGTACCATTCTTCTTCTCAATCACGGTAGCTCTCTGAGCCACAACGTCCTTGAGGTAGCGGTACACATCGGCAGCAGTGGCGTACTTGAGCTTCGCCCCTGTCTTATCGGGCTGCAGAGCCATAGGATGTCGGTCCACTGGGTCCACAGGAATGCCATCTCTTAACGGATTGAATCCCGGATAGCCCGGGTCCAAGTCCGAATAGTGGTTGAACAGTCTGCGAGCTAGCACAGCATGAAACTTGCGCTTGTCCGACCTGCTCATCTTCACCGGAGTGGGCTGACGTTTCAGGTCAGCCTCCACAGGGGGAGCAGCCTGCTCATACTCCACTCCCGGAAGTTCGGATAGCGGAGTGAGTTTCACAATCTCACCCCGCTGATCCCGCTGGACAAGCACAGGCTCGTCCTGCATTGTGAATCCCTCGCCTAAGTCTTCTCCTGTTTTGAGCAAGTCCTTGTGAATGGACTGCTTAGATTGGTGTGTGTCTACGAGGTTAGTGTGTACGAGTTCCTTAGTGGGTGGTATGAGTAGAACGCCGCCTCCGGCTTCCTCACTCATACTTGCCACGTACGGGCAGTGGTAGCGTTATCTCCAAAGACCCCAGCGTTTACACCCTGAGCATCCTTGTAACGGTTTGGCATGGTGTGCTTACCGTGACGTTCGGAGCAGAAGGCGGTGCCTCCTACAGCCTGCGCCCAGCAGTCCCACGATGCACAGTACACTGGAATGAGTGTGTCCCAATCAATGAGCACATACATTCCCTTGCGCTGGTACCGGCGTAGGCCGATAGCATCCGCTTCGTCGCCACCAGCATTGTTCTGAATCTGCGCCTCAAACGGCAGTTGAACAATGCGACCATCCTTATGGATAGCCTTGATGTTGTAAAGCCTCTTCTTGGGAAGGTTACGACCCGGCGTGTCAAACGCCAGATTCTTGATCCTATCCCCGTCGATCATAAACTCCTGATCGTCAGAGTTGTCGGCGATGTCAACACCCTCAGGAATGACAGATGCCAGTCCAGAGGGAGAATAGAATTCATAGTCATCGCCATGAACGTTGGAAGGGTACGGAATATCTGATTCCGTCATGACAGCCTTGCGGCGGCTGCCTCCCCTACGAAGAACGTTTACGCCCTTCGTAACATCATCTTTCTTTCGTAGCTCATTACGAGCAACGTTGGAGGCTTTGGCGGCCTCACGCATATCGTCGGTGATGTTGCTTTCTACTTCTTCAACATCGTCTACTTGCACTTCTTCGGCCTTAGCCATACTTTCCTCCTAAAGAAAAGTGGAGTTCGGGTGAATGGCCCCGACTCCGATTTGTTCCCTTGCCATCCCTCGGGCTACCCAATTAGGGCTGAGTAGTCACCACATCCTATGCGTCAGTTGTTACTGCCACGCCTGCAAGGTCTTCAATCTCACCGACACCGTAATTAGCGGTGGCAACGAGAACCCATCCTCGAATGGGTGCCCAGCGGAGCATTTCTACCTTGGCAGCCCATTTCTGAACCATACCAAGTGCGTAATCCTTGACGAAAATTGCCCCTTCACGGTCCGCAGCGGCGTTAGCCGTTGGGACGTTAGTGGACTGGAAGATGCTTACACCGAACCACGATCCAAAGTAACCGGCATTCGCTTTTGAAAGCGTGTCGGTATTCATCCCTGAGTTGTAGATTGAAGCTGAATCAGCTTCAAGCTCGGTACGAAGGTCTGCAGTCTGACGAGGGTGCAGAACACCCACGAGAGGACCAAGACCAGCCGCATCGTTAACCTCAAGGTTGTAGATCGCATCCAGAATGTCAGTCAAAGCGATGTTGACAGTAGTTGTACCAACACCTCCGGTGAATCCACCGAAGAGAGCACAAATGTCAACGTCCACCTTGTCACCCATCGCACGACCAAGCTGCTTCAAACGAGCAGAGTGGGCAGCGGGGATGTCGGACACTTCCAGAACATCAGTAATCGTAGCCATGATCCCAATTTCGGATGCTGTAATAGTTACAGAGGCCGAGGTGAGAGCGGTGTTAGCCAACTCAGTACCTTCGGCAACAGCTGCAGCTGTGAACTTATCCGCCTTTGGAATCTTGACAGCGAGAGATGCAGAGCCTGCAAGATCATGAAAATCAAGCAAGCCGGGTGTAACCACAACTGCCATAAGGGCATCCTTCACTTCGTCCTGAATGATCGCAGCATAACTGACATCATTGTAGGTCGTAGTGTTTGTAGGATTTGTTGCAAAATCACTAGCCATCTAGTTTCCTCCTTTCTTATGAGATTTTTGGCGGTTTAGAAAGATTACTCGGGAGACTTATCAAACGGATTCACGCCCGGTGCAACCGGGGTGTCAACCGAAGAAACCTGTACTCTACCTTGACGGACGGCATCGTTAGCCGCAGCCGGGTCTGTTGCATATAAGGCTTGCCACTCTTGTCTGGTCAAAGACTCTCCACCAGCGCCGTCAGCGCCACCAGAGCCTGCCCCTGATCCACCACCAGACATTCCTGCAAGCTTGCTAGACCCAGTACCACTATCGGACTGGTCTCCTCCACCATCGGTTTCAGTTGCCTCTTCGGAGTCGGTGGTCCCTTGCTGGGACAAGCCATACTTGGTTACGAAGGTGTCAATTGCTTCGGAGGTTGCTTCGCCTTCATTCACAGAAGCAAAAAGCTCTGCGTGTTCAGCCGAATATCCCTCGTCTACAAAAGCGTTCCGAACAGCGAACTGTCGGTTCTCCGTTGCAAGTGTGTCTCGTTCCCCTGTCAAAGCCTTAACCTGCTTCTCCAAAGTGTTTATCTGATCCCGTTGATTGCGGATTGATACTTCTTCACTCATATTCATTTCCTATGTTGATGCCGCTGATCACCCAGATTTTGCGGCTTACGTTCGTGGCACTGGGGAGGCCACAAAGATAGGGGTATTCTAGCCTTCTTGGCGTAAACCAGCCAGAGTGTTGTTGCCTAAAGAGCTTTGACGTTTCTTGAGACTGCCCTTCGCAGACTGGATAGCCCGCCCTATGCTGTCCTCAATCTCTGCCGAGTTGCGACCAGACTGGGGAACTCGTCCCAAGTTGATGTCGATAAGCTCGTCGGCGTTCAAACCGTAGGCTCCAAGGTCCACCTCGTTACGGAGGCGTAGGAGCATGTTGGCAGCACTAGAGAAGGCTGCGCTAGCCGATTCGAGAGAGTAGTCACCGGAGATGGCTGCGTTGATAGCGTCCTCGGCAGAGAACACATCGCCCAAGCCAGCGCCCTGCGCTGCTTCTGCCAATGAACTAGCTTCGTAAACTTCGTACACATCGGCGGGGGCTTCCCCGTTCATGAACTCAAACATACCACCGATTGTGGTGATAGGAGCCATACCCTGTTGCTGCAAAATTTGGTTGAATGCATCCATTGCAGGGGCGTAGTCTTGCATCCTTTTGAACGTGGCTGTGGTAGTCGCAATCTCCGTTAAGGAGTGGTTGCCTTCAATGAGACTACCGATAAGCTCTGGGGTCACTGCATCAGTAGCCAGCCCGGAAACACTGAGAGCCTGTGTGACTCCTGCCTCATACTCCAAGAAGCCTGTGATACTGTCAGCGAGGGACAGGTTGCCCGAAGCCATGATCTGATTGATATGTGGGAACCTCTCCTTGAATTGGGGAAGTTCTGAAATCTTGGTAAGCACCCAGTCAGCAGATTTCTGCTCTGCTTGTGCCACGTAGATGATGTCCATTGCGGCACCGCTGTCACTCGCCCACGAGGGGAGCACACCATCATCCAAAGCCAACGCTGTGACCTTAGCTACCTCATCATCAAAGTTGCCTTCACCCTCCATCTCAGAGATGTTGCCGGAGAACGTAATGTTCTCTCCCCTCACAAGGGCAGTGAACGACATATCTGTGAAGTTGTCAGGGCGTGCACCCACACCAAAGAGGGCATCCATCTGATCGGGGTCTGCTTCAAACAGAACCTCCATAGACGAATTAGCCATACCGTAGGTCACATACCACTTGTCTGAGGATGAGTCTCGGTACCAGTTCATCTTGTTGCTATCTAGGATATGCAGGCTGACTGCCGCAGGAGAGCCAGTTAAGTCCTCGTCTGCTGCATCTCCATCAGAACCACTGCCAGAACCCGACCCTGAGCTGGTAGTACCCGTAGACGTAGAATCATCAGCTGGGGCATCCTCGGGGGTCTCAGCGGAATCTGGGGCACTCACAGTGAGGTCTTGTGGGTCTGGACCGTCACCACGGTACGGATCAGTAATTTCACCGTCGTTGTATGGTCCCTCCACCATAGAAGCAGCCTCTTCCTCAGACACTCCCTCCATAGAAGCAAGCCGCTTAATCTGGTTAGCTTCGTACTCTGCTTGCCTTTCGGCATCAGCATCAGCACGTTGCTGCAGGAAAGCCTCGTAAGACAATCCCTCCGCTTCCGCTAGTAACCTATCTCTTGACTCACTCATCCCTTAAACACATCCTTCAATGATGTCAAGCGACCTTCCAACTCGTTCACGAATCGGGAAGAGGTCACGTTGCTATTTGTTCTTTGGAGGCGGGCAGCGAACTGGGAGCCAGAAGCTCCAAACTGTGCCCCACCTATGGCGATGCTCGGCGCTGCATTAGGACGAGCCATCTGGTGGGCAGCGGTAATGTACGGAGTCATGTACTCTTCGGCTGCTAGATGGTCGGGCTTGTTTGCGTAAATGGATTTGTAGCGATCTGTCTCTTCAATTTCGCTGCGAACGAACGTGGCGAAATCTACTTTCTTCTGCCTACGACTCTTCACCATGACATCCACGTAGGAACTTGCCATAGCACGAGCGTTAGGGTTCTCTTCTAGGAGAAGCCCACGGCTCATTTCGTTAATCTGATCGGACAGCTGGTCTATGTCGTAGGAGTTTCGTATGTCCTCTGCGGACGGACCGCTGCGCCCACCACCTCCGGGTCTTGATGGACCCAAGTTCTTGTTACCCAACAGACCCGACAAGTTGGGGTTAGCCATGATGAGTTGCTGACGGACTTGATCCATCAGACGCTGCCACCCACCGGCTGACCTTAAAATCTCGTAGCCGGAAGGGGCGTGTCCGCCCTCCGCTAAGAAGCCGTCACGGACTTGTATAGCCTCTGGCTGGTTGAGTAGCCAGTACTCTATGTTGGGCTGAATGCTTCCCCAGTGTTGTCCTAGGAAGTTATCGGCGGCATACTTGTCCCAGCCGTACAGCTCGTATACATCTTCAAGCTCGTCAAGGATGGAGTCGTAGGCGTTCTGTTGCCAGTTGCTGTTATCCCCCGAGTCCTTCCTACTACGGAAGTAGTCGTTGTACTCGTCTTTGCTTTCCTGCGAGCCGTACAGATCGTACGTCGGGGTTTCTTCGCGGCCCGGAGTTAGGAAAGCGCCGGGGTTGTAAGTCAGTTGTTCAGGAGTCCATTCCCCATCATTCACATCATCCCCATAATCCCTACCAGTCATTTGACACCCCCACTACCCAAGGTTTTACTACCTGTTGGTTCTTTTGCATCTGCAGATGTTACCATATTGGGGTGCAAGTCTTCACTAAAGTAGAAAGGCTGGTCGCCGATCCAAAGCCACACAAGCTCACGTTTGAAGATGTCCACAGATGAGCCGAACGCTTCCTTGTCCCGCACCAGCCAAATGGGCACTCCGTCACGAACAGCAGTCTCAATGGCATCAGATAGGCGCTGTAAGTCCTCCGACGCACCCTCCGTGTCATTACTAAAGTCTCTTGCCAGCACGCCTAGTAGACGCACCTTGTGCTCTAATCCACGACGGCCCATTGGAGTCACCTTGAGGGTGTCGCCGTCAACGATCTGAGTGATGTTGGGCTGCCAAGCGTTGGGGTTGTCTTTCCAGTGGACAGGCTCTGGTGCAACCCACTCAAGAGTACCGAAGCTTCGCTCGTACAACTTATCCCACTGGGATTGCCAACTCATGTTGAAGTTCTTGTCCACCGCTTCGTCGCCCAAGCCCCAAAGTTGCATGAACTCGTGAGCCACCTGACGTTGAACACTTTGGGGTGGTCCCGAAGGAGAGTCACGCCACTCTTCTTGAACCTGTGTGGTCCGGTAACGGAACTGCCTCAGTTTCAGACGGAACGATTCGTCCACCCGAGCACGCTTCTGCAACGTGTCGAAGGTGTCGTTAGCATTCCGAGAATCCGAAGTGCGTCCCTGCTTGAAGTCATCCAACACACCACCGTATTCCGTAGTAGCTAGGTTGCTTCGTTCGGATACCTTGTCGGCAACCATCTCATGCAAACGCTGTCCCGTGTCAGGGAAATCTAAGCCGAGTGCTTCCAAAGCTCTCGCAGCCTCTGCCGAAGGGAACAGGCTTATGTCAAATTTAGAGAACTTGGTGGATGCGTCGGCAGCGAACGTGGTGCCCCACGCCTTCTGCCACTGAGGGATGTTAGTCATGTTCTCTTTGAAGTATTTTGTGGCAGGATGATCCAAACCAACGAACTTGCCGGATGCGTCAGAAGCCAATCCCTGCTCCGTGTACTTCTCCAACATGCTCCAATTTGCCCACAAGTCGTGAGCTGTTTCGATGTTCCAATCGTCCATAACACCAGTGTCCACGATAGACTGCAGCAAATCCTTGGTCTCCTGCGGTACGAACAAGCCCCACAACGCACGGTTGATTTCCGTGGCCTGCTGCTCATAAGCATACTTGGCAACCCGATACTTCGCAGATTCCATAGAAGCCAACGTAACTCGTAGCCTGTCCATAGGGTCTTGCGGACGTACCAGCTGCGTGTCAACGTATCGCTGATGCAACGCCAAGTCCTCACGAGTACCCGAAGTGCGGTAGTCTGTGTGGGAACCCGGAACGTCCATAGCACGAGCCTTGTCAGTCCATGTATAGCCACCGATGGTGTTGATTACAAGACCCGGCATCTTGGCAAGCATGATGTCCCGATCTATGTCAGAAGCTTCCCAGAACTCCTTGCGAATGGCAGACCCCAAGAGTCTGTTCTGTTCCTCAGAACGCTCTTTGTTTTCCCACAAGCTGTTCTCACTTTGCATCCCAAACATCTCACCAGCGTCCACCCACAGGGAAGTAAGCTCAGATATACCCTGATCGAAAGACTGGTTGGCGGGCATGAGGAAGCGGGCGGCAATTTTCAGCAAGTGAGCCTTAGCAGCAGTATTAGAAGCCTTCATGTTTAGGGCAGCTAGCAAAGCGTCAAGCTCGGGACCATCATCTGCAGAAGCCAATATGGCTTGCCACTCTGGATCAGCCATAAGAATGTCATGGTTTCGTTTGATGATGTTGTCTCTGGTAACATCACCAGTGAACCCAACGAAAAGGGCGTTGTTTGTTGCTGGTTTGTCGAAGAAGATAGTTCCAAGGTCCACGGCAGCTCTTGACACGGACGAGACAGTACCGCCACCCATCATATCGCTGACAAAGCCACCCTGCTGGTAGCCTACCTGCGGGATGAAATCTGAGATGTGATCGACAAGCTCCTGATACTTAAGGGGTTCCTCAATGGGATCATAGAGGTGAGAGATGAAGTAGTCGATACCACCGGATGGGATGTATCCCAAGCCGGGGAGTATCACAGAGAAGGGGTTGTTTCCGCCCGTAGGGAGGAAGAACAACGAACCTAAGTCAGTTTTCGTGGTGCCGGGTAACAGCCCTCCGTTGCGAACGTTCGTACCAAAGGCACCACCCAGCCAACCTCGGTCAATCTCGAAGTCAGTATTGGCAGTTCTCGAAATGAAAGCTGCTGTCTTTGGGTTGAATGGAACTTTAGAAACGGCGCTCTGCAGTCCCGGAATCTTTTGGAAGGGGGATCGTAGCACAGCAGGCTCGAAGACTGACCTGCCCCAATAACCAGCCATATCAGCCCACGGACCTCCGAAGGGGAACACGACCTTAGCCAGCCGAGAGTTACCAATACGAGAGGACTGGTCGAACGCATACAGAATGTTTGTGGTCTCAATGTCCACTACACGCTCCACAATTTCGTCCACCATAGAGTCCGTCACGATGCCAACCTTGGCTGCCTCCGTGTTGATCATCTCACGTACCAGAGGGTTTCCGCTACCTGCCAACTCCTCGAAGCCGAGGCGGCGGGCTGCTTGCATATCTGTCATACGCTGGCTTCCGTTGCTTCGGTATAGAGCGTCTAGGCGCTGATGCTCAAGTCCCCGAATCTCTCGGGCAATGAACCCACGCCGATAGTTCACCGGGTCCATGAAGTAACGGTCGAAGAAGCGATCAAGCCTCTTCGGTTTCATTACGTCACCCTCTTTGCTGATCCTGTTTACGAGACCACGGACATCACCCATGTACTCATACGTCCACTGGGGGAGACCCACCTGAGAAGACCCGGACATATTATCCATCTTCTCAGCAACCTCTTTGAATGCTGCGTCCACCTTACCAAACTTGCCTGCCTTGCGAGCGTAGGCAGTGTGCATCGCATACTCAACAGACCACGCCTGATAAGCCTGCTCCGCAGACATCGTAACGTGCTGCCCTGTACGAGCGTCCAAGTACGAAGGACGGTTCCAGCTTGTGTGAAGGTCAGCAGCGAAGTGTTCCATGAACGATTCCTTGCCCCGCAAGAACGCACGGAAGGTGCTGTTAGCCATCAGCTCACCGTTGCGAGCTTCCATAGCTCCCCGCCAGTTTCTGTGACCCTTAGGGATGTGTTGGAAACCGGCGTTAGCCTCATCCAAGTGACCCCGCTCAGTCTGTTTTACCCTCGTGCTATGCTCAGAAAGTTCGTCCATCAGAGCCTGCTTTTTAGCAGACAACTTATCAATACCATCCTGATAGCGGAACCGACCGCCAGATGCCCTAGACTTGAAAGCAGCCTCCGTCATCACCATGTGATCATACGTCCAGCGCATCTGAGCGCCAAGCCCAAACCGCTGCCAAATACGTAGGGTTTCATCAAAGGACACTGTAGCTGCCGTGGCAGGACGCAGCACCTTGTCAGTGATCCACGCTCGTTGCATTGCTGCCAAACCTTGATCCATCAAAAGGACGGACTCTTGGGCACGTAAGCCAAACTTGCCCGTCTTGAAAGCAGTTCGGCGTACCAGATGCGCTCCGGGAGTAGCCGAGGCCAGCGTGATCATTTCAAGCACACTCTTGTGCACCGTGTGGGATACAGGTGTGTTGTGTGCAATGTTGATAGCCTTACCGTACTGTTCCATCTCTATGGCTGATTGATTGAAATCTATATCTTCGAGACCCTTGGCTTTCGTTCCTTCCAAGTCTCTTAGGACTTGCTGACGCTTACGAATTTCCTTGGCATCCCAACGGACGTTCCCCACCTCGGCGTGCCGACTCTTACTAGTCTTACCCCACGTATCCCAAGGGATTGTGTTAACGTCCTCCATGTAGCCCTGAGCGTTTTCCCTTTGAATAACCTTGCCGTTCTTGTCCCTCTTCTTGATGATAAACTCTTCCCACATAGGGTTGGTCATAATCTCATACTCCATGAAATCATCCCACATATCATCGTAGATTTTAGCCATCTCGTCACCCCAGTTTAAGGGGGGGCGTTTGGCAAGAGCAACCCTCTTGGCGTGCTCTGCTGCTATCTTCTTAGCTGTAATTGCAGCAATCTCATCTGCGTGTGTTGCGTTGAAAGCGGCCTGCCGAACCCGCTTCTCAGCAAGCTCCTTCGCAGCGGTCTCTACCACAGTCTGCCTTTCAGCAAGCACCAACTCAGCCGACGCAAGTTCGTCGGTCAGACGGACACCCAGCTCGTCGGCAGCCTGTCGGGCGATGCCGTGTTCAAGGGGTACATCCCCTCCCGGACGCTCCGCAAGCGCCTTATCGACAATGTTCTGATTAAGGGTTACTTGCTCCGTTAGTTGCTCACGAGTGGCCCGAGCCTGAGACGAGTTTGGTCCGAAGAGCGTCTTATCATCTGGTGTGGGCGTTGCATCGTGTGCCTCCAAATTGTCTTTCGCTTTTTGAAGTTCAGCCCTATTGTTCTTCAACCTCGTGTTGTAGCCACGGATAATTTCAAGGTCTTGTTTGGTCTTAGTGACCGCAGCCTCAAGCTCTTCGCTCAACATAGAGTGCTCTACTTGGGTACCAGAACCATCTTGGAAAGCATCACCACCATCAGGACCAACAGCAGATGCCTCGTGCTGCTCTAGGTCATCGAGTGCCCGCCTGTGATTGTCAATAGCAGATTCAACTCGGGGGTCTTTACCCAAACGAGCCGACTCGGCAGCCACATCATCCAACTCCTTCTGCAAGCGGCCCACAGTAAAGCGAGCCTCCTCAAAGGGGCCAGTCGCAGCCTCCAACGCAGGCGACGTTCGGTTCTCCGCAGTGTCCCGCACAAAGCCCGGAAGCTTGGCTTCCTGAACAGCAATCTCTTCATACATGGAAGCAATGAGCTGCTGATCTGCAGCTGCCTCCCTAGTCCACTTACCCGAACGAAACTCCAACCGGTGAATATTCTGCAACCACTTGTTACGCAGCACCTTATTGTTTGCGAACAGAGCGTTGGCGGTTGCGGCACCCTCCCGGCGGGAACCCTTCTTGAACGTGTCGAACGACCGTCTGGTATTCGTCTGCGTTCCATACTTCTTCCAAATCCTATTCATCTTCCTGCGGCCCCAACCCTCTGTGCTTGCCCGCTCCACAGACTCCCTTAGACCCTGTGCAAGATTTCGTTCCGCTGGGAGGTGGTACAGCTCACCGACGTTAGAACCTCGGTTCAACGAGCCAGTCACAATGTCCTTGATTGCCTCGGGGGTAACGTGACGCATCTCAGGGATAAGCACATCCCTGTGGAACATTTCGTCTGGGCGGAACACTTCTTCAAGCTCGCCAAGTGCCTTGGCTGGGCCTGTTCCAGCCTCCTCCGCTATGTCATCAAGGTGTAAGTTGCCATCCAGTATGTCATCAGTCTGACGCATACGAACCTTCAACCGTTTGATCCCTGCCGCCTCGGCGGCCCTCACGTATCGAACGTGGGTGGGGTTCATCTTGAGAGTGCCATCTGCTCTGGAAACCAAAATCTCAATGGCCTCAACCTGTCCCTGCTCAAGCAGTTCCTTGCCGATAACCCCATCAATCTTGACAGCGTTCTCACTACTCAAACCTATGTTGGGTTCTATCCCATGCTTGTAGGTACCGCCCAGAAGCTCCACGCTGACCTCGGAAGTTCTCGCATGAGGAATGTTAGGGATTATGGCCCCATCACCAGCACCCCCCACCAACACAGAAAGCTCTTCCCTGCCCACACTATCAAGCTGTCCTTGGAGATACTCCACGGCTTCCGCACCCCGAGTGGAGCTACCAAAACCCTCTGCAGCATCATCCAGCGTTTTGAGGAACACGGGATCGCTAGCAATCTTAGCCACATCATCAGCACTCCGGGCGCTGGTCAAACCGATCTTAGCCGCTCCAAAGAACCAAGTGGATGGATCAAATGCGATACCACCTCCCAAGTCTACCAAGAGACCGAGCATCGAACCTTCGATACCCAACGCCGAGGAAGGTGTGCCACCAGCTAGGTCTTGGATCACTCCCATCTTTTCCCACAGGCCGTTCGTTGCCTCTACCGCATCATGCGAGTAGATGTCTCGACGGTCGAGCAGTACCATGAAGTTGGTTGCAATGCGGTCAGGTACGTTGCGCCCGTAAGCAGCAACCCATTGGAGCACCTTATCGCCCACAGTGAAGTCAGCCTCTCGCAAGAGGTTGAGGTTTGTTTTAATGCTTGCGGTGAGTTCGTCTTGCAGGTTGACCTGCTCCTCGGCGGTGTAGGTATCAACAATGTCCTCTAAGAACATAGCAGCAGCCATGATCACATCCTGTCCGGCGAAGCCCATGTATTGAAGGGCAACATCGTTGTCTTCTGTGCCTGCCTCTGCGGCAAGCATACGATCGAACTGCCGGTTGGCTTGGGCTGCGTTTACACGCCGAACCAGCTCAGGAACAGAAGGGATTGCACCAAGCATTTGAAGCTCTTGCTCGTCAAATTTCTCTTGCCTGTCAGCTTCCAGCTGGTCTCCTATGGAGTCCTCTTGACCTGTCATAATCTGTACGGGCCTATAGGCCATCTCTGCAAAGTGGCCTATGCCAGAAGCAGCCGCTTTAATGATCCTACCGAATCCTTGGATAGCGCCCTTACCAAAGTCCACGTTAGCTTGCATAGACTTATCCCAAGTGGTGTCCACACCGAAAGCTGCCCGAACTTCTCGGTCCTTAACAGCCTCGTGAATCTGCCCATTAAGAGCCTGAATGCGGGCTTGCCTCACCAGCACAGCAACTTCGGGAGTGTAGTTCTTGGCAGCTAGCTCTTCGTCTAAAGCCTTCTCCCACTCCTCGTACATCTCTGTGTGAACTTCGGCAATGCTATCCCCATAGAACTCGGCGGTAGCCACCTTGATAGCCATAGCCGCAGTCTCATCAGAAAGCTCCTGAGGGGTCTTCTTCGAGCCGAGCCACAACCAACGCTGCCTAGTGTAGCGCATCCGCCTGTCGTACTCCTCTTTGATGCTGTCTTCCAAATCCTGCCTAGTTGCCTCGCTAGCCTCATAAGACTCTTGGAGGTCCACCAGTGATGCTACCAAAGGTTTGAACTCGTCAGAAACCAGAAGCGACAAGTCGTGATCCTTCCACTGCATGAGCCACTCGGGGGAAATAACTCCCCTGTTTTCTAACCAAAGTTCCTCCACCTGTTGGGCGTACACCGCAGCAGGAATGCCAACAGCTTCAAGCTCTGACGCATCCCCTTCGCTCTCTCCAACAAAAGCTTGATCCTGCGGGATTGGCAGCTGACCTTGGGAGGGATCGTACGCCAGCGTAAGCCAGCGGTCCATATCTCGTTGATCCTTCAACTGCGCCCAGCTGTACTCCCTAGGTTCATAGTCCGGCATCTGGGAAGGACGCGGCTCGCTTCTCTCAGTACGCACACCAGCCTCGTACAAGCGCTCTAATTCAGAAGCGTCCCCAGTGGAACTGTCATCTGTAATAGCACCGGGAGGATCAACCTCCCCATATCCTTTAACCATTAGAGTCCCTGCTTAGCTAGATGACGAAGTTTAGCCCTCGCTAATCTCTTTAGCTGGGGCGACTGAGCCTGCTGCCAAAGGGCTGTCCAACGTGCTCGCTCTGATCCCATACCATCATCGGCAGTACCAGCTCCTGCTCCCACAGAAAGCCCGTCCGTAACTGGCAGATTGTCTCCACCCACATCCCCTCCAAGGAGGGCACCTAGTGGATTGCTGGCATCAGGCAAAGCGGCAGGAGGGGGTGTCCCGCCTCCGCCGCCGCCTGTGGACCCCGGAACAGCAGCCGACAGGCCGCCTTCCAGTGCTTGCCGGTCACCATACTCTGTTGATCCGGGAGCGATTGCTCCCGCTAAATCTGTAGCTGTTGCAGCCATGCTAACTTACCTGCCTTGAATCTTGTCCTAATAGTTGTCCCATTTGGGGGAGTCCCATTCCTTGTGCGGGAGGTGCCTGATCAGCTGATCCGGGAATGCCCCCTCTGGCTAGTGACTCGGCTCCCTGAACTGCAGCGGCTGCCGGGTCTCCGCCCGGTGCACCCTGCTGATCAGGTGGTGCCATCACTTTACCAAGCTTCTCCATGATTTCATCCAAACTCTTGTCGTCAGTGTTCAGGAGCTTGAGAGCTTCCAACGCCATCGTAGGATCACCCTGCCCGGAGGCAGCCATGATCCCAGATATGACAGCATCTTGGAATGCTTCTCTGAGCTGCTTGATTGGTTCTTCTTCTGGGTCTTCTAAGAATGGCAGCTGCGCTCGGGCGGTTGCCCGGCTGATCAGCCCGTTGCTCAAGTTCATGTTCAAGCGCATCTCTATGTTAGCAGGATCGGAGCCAGCACCCAAACCGTAAGTACAGTTGACTACCCAAGCGCCCTTCACATGCTTCGACGGACGGTACGGCTCGGAGTCCGAAGTGTCCCGTTCATCACCCACGATGGTCTTGTCACCATCACAGAAGGTCTCGTCGAAGGCAAGCAGGAAACCTGATACCTTGCCGAAACCAACCTCAAACTGTTTGTGCGCTAGGGCGAGCCTAGCGTCCAAAGCACCCATCGAGGCGTTGATGCCTCGGGCGGACACGATGGAAGCGCCGGGGCTACCCGACAGCTGCTGCGGATAGACCGCTTGCTTTGTGGCATCGTCAGCTAGACGAGCCACCAAATCTTTGACATCGAAGTGGTTGGCTGGGCCAAGCCTCTCGATACGACCTTCGGACGAGCGCATCTGAATGACAGCACCCGGCCCGAAGTCCTCTGGGTTAACAGCATCGAAGGTAGAGATTGCCGGGAAGGCATTCTCTTCCGTGCTCTGAATGGTCATGAGCATCAGACGCTGCATGGTTCTCAGAATGTGAATAGACTGGTCGAACACGCCACGGCGTTTGCCGTCGAAGGTTGGTCGTACAACCTCCCATGCGGGCACGAAGCCCAAGTCCCATTCCTCGTCCACGAGTACTACGTTGCGGTTGGCTTTAGCGCCTTCCGTGCCCACATCCACAAGGATGTGCTGGACACGATCCGGCATGTACCAGAACCACTCCTCAATTTCGTCCTCGCCTGACTTGCCAAATATCTGCTTGTACTCTGGGTACTCATTCTGCAGTTCGGCCTTAGTGATCTTGCGGGCAACCAACAGTTCGGTTACGTTGCCTCTGCTGTCCTTCGTCACATAGCAGTGACGGGGATCGAAACGCATCAGATACGGGTTACGTTTCGCTGTGTCTGATTCCTCGAAGTTGGTCCACACACCCATGTATGCGGCACCAGTGCCAGCGTAGTCGCCCCACCAAAGGGCACCAAGCTCGGAGGCATTGCCGGACTCCCAAAGCTCACGGACACGCCGCTCACGTTTGCGAACAGCAGACTTCTCCCCACGCCGGTCGGCGGTCTTGTTGACTGGCACACGAATAGACGGGAGCATTGCCCCGCCTATAGATGCCCAGTGATCTACACCCAGCTCAACAATGTTGGCTACCGTAGGTGCTTCGGATGATTGTGATAGGTCGGGCCACTCCACAAACCAGTTGCCCGTCACCACATTGGTAACGGTTTCCACCCTAGCCTTGTGAGCAGCGTGGCTGCGAACAAGCCAATCTCTACGATCCCGAAGGTTCGTGAGCGCAGTGTAGATGTTAGTTGTTGCGGAGTTTACCGACTTTGGCCCAAGTTCAGAACTCATAGTGAACGATTATAGCCGCCCCTGTTGCGGATCACACGAGGAACGCCCCGGCGATGCATGACTGACTGCTGGTCTAGTCTGACCCTAGTAGCGTTGGTGGCCTCAGTGTTCGCCACCCACAGGCCGATGACAGCATCCTGTACCTTCGACCACGGGAAAACCAGTAGGTCGTCGATCAGGGGTTCAAGTCGGGCACGGTCGTCGGGTCCGGCGTTGGCGAAGGCCATAAGCCCACCGCCGAAGAGCGGAGCCATAGCAGCTATGCCATACTCCTCGTCCCACTTGTTACCTCGTTTGCCTCGGCCTGTGGTGTGGTGATCTACAATCTGTGTGCCCGCTGCGTCTGCTCTAGTCATCAGCACTTCGTCGCCCAGAAGGGTCTTCACGAAGTTGGTTTCTATGACGGTCACATCAATGGAATGACCTAACTGCTTATACTTCTCCCAGAACTGGTAGAGCAAACTTTCTCTAACTCCAACGGCACCGAGACCCGACCCAACATATAGGTCAACGACGGTCCGTACCTGCGTGGTTGGATCAACAGCGAGTAAGACAGAGGCGGCTCGTCCCGTGGTAGCGGGGTCCACGCCAAGAACAAGGCGTTCATGAGGGAAGACTTGCCCAAGCTTTCTCGTAGCTCCCAGCTCAAGAGCTGCGTCCACATGTGCTTGCCTGAAAATCGCTTCATTCTCTTCCACATCCTCCTGCTGGTACACCAACTTCCAACGGTTCGGTGCTTTGACAACGATGGAAGAGCGGATGTCCCGCAAGCCCATCTGGTATCCGGTAACAACCTCTTCGATTGTCCCATCCTTATGCTTGATTTCTTCAACAATGTTCGCCCCATCCAACTCCCAATACTCGGGCCACGACGGAACCTCGTCCTCCGTGTACTCGTTGAGGATGGCGGGGATGATAACCTCACGATACAACGGGTGGTTCACCCACGCCTTACGCCACATGCCATACAAGTCCTGCGGCAGCAGCCTAGTACCCGACACAACCACCTGACCACGCTGGGCACGAGACCGTGCCTCCGAGTCAAACCAGTTGTCAATACGTTCCCGAGTCAGTTCCGAGGTCTGGTTGTCCTGAACCAGAGCATCATCCAAGAACAGGTAGTCCAAACGAGCACCGTAAATCTGCTTGCCAATACCCAACGCCTGAATGGTAGGGTCACGCTCACCAGACTTACGCTGGCGAATGAATATCTGGTCCTGAGACCACTCCATATCACCGTGCAAAGGCTTGAACCCACCAAAGTCGTGGATCAGGTTACGCTTCGCATCGTCGTACAGGTGCTCCTCAGTCAGATACCGCTTCACACGAGTGAGCAAGTCCTGAGCCTTCGACCCATTCTTAGTCACAAGAGCAATACGAACGTCAGGGTTAGTAGCAATCCTGAACAGGACGTACCACAGGTTGACGACAGTGGACTTACCAGACTCAGGGTGACCCAAAATGAGCACCAGCTTAGCCATCGGGTCTTCCAAAGCGTCAGCCATATCCAACTGATGTCGCACAAACCGGAAGTCTGCGTAGGTAGCCACAAACTCCTCAAAGTTCATGTGGCTCAAATCAGGGAAATCGTGGATCGTGTACTCGCCAGAGGTGATCTTCCGAGCCTCCGCAGCCCAAACCTCATCCTCTTTCTGCAGTTTCGCCCACCACCTATAGCTATACCCAAGCCGCTCAGCAGCTTGGGAGTAGTTATAGCCATGCTTGAGCAACAGAAGGAAGTTCTCCATCGCCCAAGCCTTGTATGAGGGGGTGCCCTTCTTCCCCTTCGGCTTCGGCAAGAACACTTGCTCAAGCTCGGAGTTCTCGGGCACCCACTTCTTATCAGTCATCAGTCCTCTTTGGGGGTAGTCTCCACACTCAGAGTGTTGTCCTTGAAAGACAGAGTGTAGTCGTCAAGGGCTAGAACGTCCTCAACACCACACTGACTCACAACCTCACTCATCATCTTCAACAACCCCTCATTAGCCTGCTTAGTCCGCTCATGGGCAGCAATCTCAGCTCTCAAATCCTCTGAAATAGCCACTAGCCGGTCCACGCTAACGTCAACGTAGGTGCCGACTCCACAATACCACGGTACACGAACGCTGCGATGTTCACACCACTATCGTTCTCCGGCTCCCCATCCAACACATACTCATGAACAAGATCATTCTCAGACCCCTCAATCGTATAGCGGATAGCTTTCTGATCTAAAGGAAGGGTCGTAATCGCTGAATCCAGCGGCCCCCCCATCAACATTACCTGCATCTTATATCTCCTCTGGTATTTCCCTGAACAGGACGATCCCATTCTTAACGACTAACTCGGGGCTAGATGTTACCAGCCCGTACACCAACTTGCTTTTACCCTTATCCTTGTAAATGAAATCTGCCGCCTCCTCCACAGTGAACGGTCCGTCCTTCACCACTAGGTCGTATAACTGCTTGCTCTTACTATGTGTGCGGGATACAGCATCCTTTCCAGTCCTCTCGATAATGAAGCTAGCTCTGCGTGTAACCTTATCAAAGTACCAGCCGTTGCCGTTCTCGGACGCAGCGTTCCTATGAGGTCCAACAACGAGCTTTCCCATACTCTTATCTGGCTCACCTTCCACTCTGACATAGCTGGATGCTGCACCCTTGAGCGAACTGTGGCCTCTAGGTCGGCTGCCCTCACTAAGAGCCACATGATGGACAATGATACTTGCAACTCCGAACTCGTCTCTGAGTTGATCGAGGAACCCGACGACCTGCGCCATCTGAGGACTGTTCTCGTCCATGCCAGCCGTAGCTCGGGAGAGGGTGTCAATGACGAGAATTTGTGGCTTAAGCTCCTCCACAGCTCGATAAAGCCCCTTCGCAGAGTTCGTCCATGTTTCGGGAGAGTCCCATCGCATACGAGGCTCGAAAAGGGATAATCCCTCATCAATGACGAAGAAGTTATCGAGTCGATTGTCTCCTGCATAAGCTGTTCGCCAAGCGTCATACCTCTCATAAAACGCTGCTTGGCCTTCGAGTAACACATAGAGCACTCTCCTGTCATCGTTATCGACGGTATTTGACATCTTAAATGTCGGATCAAACCAGTGGTCCTTCCCATCGGCCCACGCCCACAAGAAGCTGGACAACATTGCCGTCTTACCAACCTTATCAGGTCCAAAGAAAATCGTAAGCCCCTTCTCCTCCACGACCTGATCAATAAGCCAATTCGGCTTCGGCCTATACTGCAAATCATCCATGATCCAAACATCCGGCACACCCTCACCAGAGAGGATAGGAGTAGCCTCACCATGAGCCTTACGTATCTCGGCACGTACCCGACCCTTGATCGCCTCCGGGGAAACATCAAGCGTTCTCGGAGTAGCTGTCATTCTCCACCAACCCTACCGCAAAATTCCCAAACAAGTCCGCAAAACACAAACCCTCCTGCAACTCCAACGGCGAAACCAAATCCTCATTACAAGCATCACACCGCTCCGAACTCCAAACCTTAAACTTCTCCTCCTCATACTCACCCACGCCGCCTCCTCCTCTGCTTATACGTCAAACCCGGCGCACCCATCTCCAAACAACCATGAGGAGGAATCCCATCCTCACGCATAATCCGAATCGTACTCCGACCATCCAAATCCCTAGTCAAACTGATAAACTTCTGCTGCTCCAACGTCAACGTATCCCACTCCGCAATCAACTCTTCATCTGTCATCAAAACCTCCATCATATACACCCTACAACCAACCCACACCAAAAATATTCCCGAAAAAAAGTAGTCGGATTGCCAGTCGGATCGCTTTTTAGAGTAAACCAAGGTACCCCTAGGATAACCCCAAAACATAGGCTCGCTGACCACCTTAGCGAGTCGGGTCGGGTCACCCCCCCTAGGGGGGGACCAATCCGACTACTTAGGGGCAGTACACGTATAACAGTCGGGTAGAGTAGATACGTACAACACTCAAACAGACAACAACAACAGAACAAAAGGCTTATTCCGGTATTCTAGAAACATGTGTTCACACTCCCCTTTATATTGGGACGACTCC